CGTATTCATCCAATTCAGATTGGGCATTCCCGACGAGATAGTAGATGTAGAAAAGCGCACAATGGCAACATGGATGACCAAGGGACATCAATTGTGCGGCGTGACAATAACTTTACTGGGAAGCATGGAGTCATGCAGCTAACTGCGAGCTTTGAAGTAGTCTTGTGTAAAGTGGCAAAAAGAGCCAAACGGCAATACATGGGGCCGTCACTAAAACCATGACCAAGAGTAACGCCTTGGCCCAGTATTAAATTTTATATGGTCGGCGGCTGAGAATCATGCGTAAGATTAATACTCTTAAGTTAGTCTCTGAGTGATTCAATAATGCCGAGTTAACCCGGCCACCTTTTACCAATCTCCGTTATCGTCTGATCCGTAGTCATCGTCTTGACTAACATCGGCCAACTTTTCCTCCCGCGCCCAGAATCTGTTAGTCGGAACTGGTTTATCGTTTCCGATAAATACGAGTCCATTACGCCGCGCCATCTCAAGGCAGTATAAAAACGAGTCAGCCAAGTCGGGCGAGAATCCTGTTCTACCTTTGAAGTCATCTTTTGTTTCTACTGAAATCTTCTTGGACTTAATTGTATATCTGCGAATGCAAAGTTCCCGCGCCAGTTCATCAGATGGACTGACACCGAAGATAACTCGGCTCTTGAATCCATGATAGGCCGAATACCAATACTCAGATACCAACCTATCGTAAACATCCTTACACGGGCGTTTATCAACTTCTGCCGCGATTCGGTCAGTAGGTTTACCCATAGATGAGATAAGAGCGATAGCCGCGCCAGACGAGTCAAAGCGTAGCCACTCACGAATGATAGCCTGTCCGACTCGGCCACCATCACCGGATACGTCCATACCGAATTTAGATGGTTGCACTCCAGCAGTCCTACAATAATTAACAACTTCGTTAGCCAGTTGGATTTCAAACTCAGCAGCGGCGTTGGCAGATAACTGAATTACCTTCTGACTCTCAAGCCACATAACACGATTGCGAGTCCCTCGCACATACCCAAGTTTGGCGATGGTCAGAACGCACCTATCTCCACCAACTGTAAATGCAGTATCAAATCCTGCTACTTTAGTAAATCCTTCAGAATCCCAAAGTGGTTCTTCGTTTGTATCGGCGTTACGAATGAGATCAGCGGTGAGAATGGTCTGAGCAAACCCAGTCTTCGGCCACCAACCGATAGCGTTACGAACATAGTCGATAGCATTCTCGTCTCCATAAGAAAGACGAAGCATATCACTCTGCTTCTCACGATCCATTAGAAACGGGAATGGAGATGGTTCGCCTTCTGGTGCTTGGAAGTTAGGAGACTTCATGCCGTTGTAGAACAAGCAAACTCCAGTTTCGGTTTCCCATTTATCCATGTTTTGGTTCACGGAATCAAAATTTGAAGCACCTTTTGGTAAACACCATCGAGTATGTGGATTGTCGCCTGTAGATGGGTTGCCAATTCCAATAAAAACCTTGTCGTTGTTGGATGCTAAGTTGGTTCTTGCCGTGATAGCTCCCAATTCCATTTCGGGCAACTCATCAAGTGCCAAGCGGACACGATCATTTTTACGACCACGGGTAGTATCAATAGCCTTCTGACCTTCGTTACCAGACTGAAAGGCGAGAGCTTTTATCGCATTACGATAATCTTTATCTTCGTCATTCGATGCACCGCCCCAAACAATCATGTGGCGATAGTCTACAAGTTTTCCAATTTGAACACGGGCGCACTTCCAAAGTTTAGAGATAATACCCCAGATACGATCTTCAGACGCACCGAGAGTAGTTGTAGCAACCCAAGAAGAAGTGCAATGCGGGGCAGCGCACCAATCAAGATAAACCCAAAGTGCGACTGGGAACGATTTACCCATCGAAGCAGCACCCGCCAAGCAGATGTCAGTATTTGAACACAACTCATCCAGCGTCCTAATCAACTGAGTATTTGCATATCCTCGGTTGTAAATAGAAACTTCAGTCGGCCATTGAAGTTTAACAGCATTAAGGAAATGTTCGGATGGAGATAGTAACTTAAAATCATTTAGGTTAATGTTGTGTTCGATACAGTATTTTTTTCCATACTTGTTATGAGAAATTGCATAGCAATAAAGTTCTATCCCAAGTTCGTCCATGTTTTCTGGGAACTTCATCCCATATTTTTGAATACCCTTGTTGGAAGAAAAAACTCTTGACATATCAATAAGAAAATATATTTTCCGTCGAAAGGCAAGATGAAACTGAAAAACAAAAACCTAAAGCGAGGAGATTCCCGTGATGATGGAAAATTGTTTTGGGGATATGACAAGAATCACAAAGATGGAGAACGCTGGATTACATTAGATCAGTTTCAAAAATATCAAGAATACAATTTAAAATTCCGTAAAAAATATTATTCTGATAACAGAGATAAAAAAATTCAAAATGCAAATAATTGGATTAAAAATAACAGGGATGAATTTAATAAAAGAAGGCGAGAAAATAGAATAAAAAATATAGAAATTGTTAGGCAAAAAGAATCACTATACAAAGAAAGAAGTAAACATTTAAAAACAGCAAATCATGCAAAGCGTAGATCGTTAAAAAAACAATCCAGCGTGCTGCTTACAAAATCCCAAAAACAAATCATTGATTGCTTCTATGCACAGGCTCATAGATTGGAAAACAGAATTGGAATCAAATTCCATGTTGATCATATTGTTCCTCTTTCAAAAGGAGGCTTGCATTCTCCAACAAATCTTCAAACTATTCCAGCAAGAATTAATATCAGTAAAAATTGCCATCGAATTTTTACATGGCGTGAACTATGAAACTTAAAAATAAAAATCTAGCACCAGTCGGGGGTTTTTACTGGCGTTATGAGATCAAGCGTGATAAACTCACATTCCCTGCTATTGTTTACGGAAGCACATGGAGTAGCTTGATGCAGAATATCCAAAAGGATTATCGCTCAAACGGAGTTGAACTGCCAAGCAATATTGAGCAGATGGTTGAAGATCAAATCTGCCAGCGTCAACCAAGTGAGCGTTGCTGGTATGCTGATGGACTTGGTGATCGTATTGCTCAAGCTATCCACACTGTAGCAGCGGCTACTGATAAGGTTTTAGGAACTAAACTTGAGCATAAAGCTCGCGGATGTTCTTCGTGTAACAAACGAAGAAATGCCTTGAATAAATTATCGTAAACGATAAAGGTCTAATTATTATGCTATCCGTAGGTAACGACAACTTCTCACTTGCTGTTTTAGATCAAGACGGCAAACCACCAGAAACACGAATCTCCAATGCCTCGCATTGCTGGAACATAGCAAATCATTTGAGATTAGCAAATATAGGAAGAGAAAATAAAAGGATTAGAATTTACAAAGCCTATAAAAATTTTCCCCCTACGGGTTACAGTAAGCTTGCCGAAAAGCGACTACCTTGGCAATCGGATGTAAACTACGGACAACTTGGATTTATCGTTGATAACCAGAAGTCCAGTTACTACGATGTAATTACCGAACGGCAGGCTTGCTGCACGATCAAGAGCAAATTTGGAAATGAAAAAGAACGACTCGTTAACTCCGAAAACATTTCCCAAGCATTCGACCAAGCAATCAGAGAATGGCCCGGATACCTCTACAATACAGAGCAAGACCTTGAGGAAATGTTGCTGTATGGAAAGGGCATCGGAATGTGGGATTCACCAATGGGATGGATGCCAGAACACGTCTTCCTATCCGACCTTCTCTTTCCAGACGACATTAGGATCGACTTCTGCAACCTTGAGGAGTTTGTTCGCCGTGTCCGTTTAACTCCCTACGAACTCTACAAGAAGATCGAGAATCGTGCAGCAGCAGAAGCAATGGGATGGAATGTGGACGCTGCAATTGATGCTATCCGATTCCATCGTGCATTCAGCAATCACCGCAAGACACGCGAAGACTTCTTCCGCACGATCAGCGAATCTGGATTTAACTGGTCACTATCGGTAAACCAGAAGATTGACCTCTACGAAGTTTACTGGCGAGAGTTTGATGGCAAGATCAGCAAGGCTATCATACTTCAAGACTACCAACCAATCTCCGACTATATCAACTCCAACATCAAGGGTGCTGGCAAGATCAGCGAAGATGATGTCAGAACCCAACACGGGTTTATGATGCTCAAGATTGGACTCTTCGACTCATGGGATGAGATCATGTATATGCTCACCGACTCAGTTGGTAGCGGACTCTTCCAAGACATCAAGAGCCAAGCAGAATCGGCATTCGTCGCCTGCCGCCAGTATGACTTCACAATGAACTCGCTGGTAGATGCCGTCCGACTCAACTCCATGTTGATGATCGAAGGACAAGGGCCAGACGCAACCAAAATGCTAAAGCAGATGGAATGGTTGCCTATTAGCGTAATGCCAGATGGAGCAAAGTTCATCCAGAACCGCTTCCAACTTCCAGTAGCAGAAAGCATGAGCTTCATGCAGTTCTTCATGGGAGATATGTATAGGGGCATGGGGCAGTATCGTATCAACGCACCTACCGCCGGAGGAAAGCAGAGGACAAAAGGCGAAGCGGAACTGGATGCCGCCGAGTCAGCTAAACTATCTGGAACTCAGATTCGCCGATTCAATGAGTGCCAAACTCTTTACTTCAAACAACTCTACAAACGCTTTGTAAGCTCAAAATCCAGCGATGATGGATATGAGTATGTTAAGAAGTTCTATGAGATTCTTGAAGAACTCGGCACTCCGAAAGAAGCTGCGCAATGGAAGAACATCACAAGCATCCGTTCCAACCTCATCAATGGTGCAGGTAGCCCATCCTTCAAGCTCATCACAGCAGAAAAACTATTGCAGATTACAGCAATCACTCCAGCAAACGAAGGGCAGGAGAATGCAGTTAAGGACGCAATCGCCGCACTATCTGGACGAGACAACGTAGCTCGCTACCGCAATACTAAGCCAAGCAAGATTGATGATACTGCTCGTATCATTGGATTTGAAAATGCTGGTATGACTGATGCGTTCGTCAACCCTGCAAACTTCCCTGTGCTACCAACTGATCCTCACATTGAACACGCTCAAGGTCACTTCCAAGACTTGGCAATGCAGTTGCAGATGAACCTGCAATCCGTGCAGCAAGGCAATCCAGAGTTTGCCGAAATCTCGAAAGCAGTCCGCGCTATCAAGTTCAAGGGTGGTCATATCATGGCGCACGTTGAGTATATCAGCAAAGACCCATCGAAGCAGGACTTCTTGAAACAATTCATGCAAGGCATGAACGAAGCTCAAGGAATGGCCGACGAACTCCAGCAGGTGTATGTTCAGATGGCAGAAGCTGAAGCTCAAAAATCTGGTCAACCAAACTCCGAAGAAGACATCAAACTTCAATACCTCACTGCTAAATCTGGCATTGAGATTGATACCAAGAAGAAGCTCGCTGACATTGCAATCGGCAAGGCTTCTATCTCACACGCTCAACGCACAGAGCAGCGCAAGGAACAAGGCATCACGCAACTCGCGCTTCAGAAGGCTAAAGCTCGCGCTGAGATTCAGAAGATGAAAGGTAAGACGAAGGCAGAGCAACCAGAGATGGAAGTTCCAGAGATGGAAGAAGAGGAACCAGAGGAAGAAGAGACTGAAGAAATGGAAGTCGAAACTCCAGAGGCTACTGAAGAAGTTGAGATGGAAGAAACACCAACACAAACATGACAACAGACAAAGTAAAATCCCTATGCGCGGCAATAACCTCACACGAAGACTGGAACAAACTACAGGCGTATTTACTACTTAATGTAAACCCACCAGAAGGAGTAACCACGCTTATCCATGCAATCAAAACTATTGAAGCTATTGGAACTGAAGAGCAGGGAGCATTCAAAAAAACAAAAGCTGCTGGAAAACATAAAGAGCCAGCGGACATCACAATCGATCCAGACCTCGACGAAATCTAATTTATG